AACAGGTAGCTGTTTATCGTAACAATACTATCTCTCCATTACTCTTCCCTTCTATTATATATAAGTATGCAAAATTGTACAATAAAGCATACGTTATTGTTGAGTCAAATGATCAAGGATCTTTAGTAGCAAACGGTTTGTATCAAGAACTTGAATATGATAATGTGCATATGGAATCTGCAGTAAAGGCAAATGCTATCGGTCAGGCTATGACTCGTAGAGTTAAAAGATTAGGTTGTTCTGGCTTAAAAGATCTTATTGAAACAAATAAACTTAAAATTTATGATGAACAAACTATTCTCGAAATATCTACATTTGTTGCAAAAGGTAATTCATATGAAGCATCAGAAGGTAATAATGATGATTTAATTATGAATCTAGTTATGTTTGGTTATTTTGCTCAGACTCAATTTTTTAATGACATGACCGATATTAATCTAAAAGAAATGCTATTTAAACAAAGGATGGCTGAAATTGAAGCTGATATTGTTCCATTTGGTTGGGTAGATGATGGATCTGATTGGATCAAATCAATTGAAGATGAAGAAAATAGTAAACCTGATTGGTTTGTCGACTTTGATCGAGACGAATATGGATATTAATGAAAATATGAATTATTATAAATACATATGAAATTGAAAAACAATCGTATTATGCACCATATAAATAACCGAGTGAGGTAAGCTAATGGCACTTTTTACACCATCTCAAAGTCCTGCGGTAATTGTTAAAGAGGTTGATGTTACGGGCGGCGTGCCTAATGTTCAATCCTCAGTTGGCTGTTATTCAGGCAAATTTATGTGGGGTCCTGCTGATCAGAGAACTCTTATTTCTAATGAAGAAGAATTATCTGAAGTTTTTGGTACACCAAATAACAGTCACAGCATCGACTACCACGACGCAGCGTATTTTTTACGCTACTCAAACGCACTACAAATTAATCGTATTGTAGATTCTGACGCTAAAAACGCTGTTTCTACAAGCGGTCAAACTTCATCGTATGCTGTGGGAACATATACTCTTCCACAGGTTAAAAATAAAACGAATTTTGAAAGTCAACTTGCTGCTCTTGATTCAGACGGTCATACTTTTGTGGCCAGAGTCCCTGGATCATTGGGCAATTCATTGAGAGTTTCAATTTGTCCACCTTCAATAAACGATTCAGCATTTGATGGATGGACATACAAAGGTTCATTTGACGCACCTCCAGGAACTTCAAGTTTTGCGTCAAGAAATGACGGAACAAATGACGAAGTTCATCTTGCTGTTGTCGATGTTAATGGCCAGTTCAGTGGAACTAAAGGTACAGTTCTTGAGACTTATCCATTTATGTCTGTTGCAAATAATGCAGTTAATACGGCTGATGGAGCGAACATATACGTTAAAGACGTAGTTAATGAAAACTCAAAATATGTACACTTTGTTGATTTTGACTCTAATTTTACAAACTTTGGTAGCGCAGGAACAGCAATTACTTCAGGAACTTCTAAAGATTTCTTAGGAACTGCAGTTCAAACTTCAGCAACTGTTAACTTTGCTTTCGATTCAGGTGTAGATACTGGCACACTTTCAGCTGGTAATTATCTAAACTCATTTGATTTATTTGAAGACAAAGAAGTTATTGAAATTGATTTCTTGATTGCACCTGGAATGTCATCAAGAGCTGATCAAACAACTATTGTTAATGATTTAATTGCAATTGCTGAATCACGTAAAGATTGTATAGTTGTTTCCGGCCCTGCTAGAAATGATATCGTAAATGTATATAGTGACGCTAGTGTTGTAACAAATTTAACTACAACTTCTGGATCTTTTACGAGATCAAGCTACAATGTTGTGACTGGTAACTATCTCAAAGTTTACGATAAATATAATGATAAGTTTATTGAAATTCCAGCAAACTCTTCTGTTGCAGGTATCATGGCAGAAACTGATCGAAGTGCTGCACCATGGTTTTCTCCTGCAGGTACAAGACGAGGACAAATGCTAGGTATTACAGCTTTAAGCTTTAATCCAAATAAAGCAAGAAGAGATACACTTTACAAAGCTGGAGTTAATCCAATTGTTAACTTTGCGGGTCAACCAGATTTGACTCGATCAAGCATACTATTATTTGGTGATAAAACAGGTCTTTCAAGACCTTCCGCTTTCGATCGTATTAATGTACGAAGATTGTTCATTACGCTTGAAAGAGCAATCGAAAGAGCTGCTCAAAACGTACTCTTTGAATTCAATGATGAATTTACAAGAGCTGAGTTTGTAAATATTATCGAACCAGTCTTACGTGATATTAAGGGCAGACGTGGTATTACAGACTTCCGTGTTATAGCGGACGAATCTGTAAATACTCCAGCGGTTGTAGATAGAAATGAGTTTATAGCTAATATTTTTATTAAGCCGGCTCGTTCTATTAACTATATCACGCTTAACTTTGTCGCAGCTAGAACCGGTATTTCCTTTGAGGAAGTTGCTGGCGCTGGCGTATAATCTAGGGAGGTAACTTATGGCACTTGGTAGTGTAGACGAATTTAAGTCCAGACTCACTGGCGGTGGTGCACGCGGTAATCTCTTTCAGGTTACACTTGCAAATCCGCGAGGTGGTTTAGGCGTAAACCTTGATATTGATTTCGCATCTTTTATGTGTGAAGCAGCCCAATTACCGGCTTCAAATGTTGGTACAATTGTAATTCCATTCCGTGGACGTCAATTGAAAGTAGCTGGAGATCGTGTATTCGATTCTTGGACTGTCACAGTAATAAACGATGTTGAAATGAAAGTCAGAAACGAAATGGAAAGATGGATGAATGCTATCGCCAACCATGCAGATGCTGGTGGTGTACAAAATCCAGAACTTTATTTTGCTGATTTGAAAGTCGATCAATTTGATCGTGACGAATCTGTTGTTAAAACATATACGTTCAAAGATGCTTGGCCTTCATCAATATCTCCAATTGAATTGAGTTATGCTGACGATAATATCGAAAGATTTACGATCGAATGGCAATACCAATATTGGACATCAAATACCACTGATGCGTAAATAATATATAGAAGGAGAGCGAGTTTTCGCTCTCCTCTTATAAAGGAAAATATGAATGGCAGATGAAGGCTTTAAGCTATTTGGCTTTGAAATAAAACGAGCTAATAACGAAGATCCTGTAAAGGCACCTTCGATTGTACCAGCTCGAGATGAAGACGGTGCAGGATACGTAACCGTTTCTGGATCACACTATGGACAATATATTAGTCAAGACGGCACAGATGCAAAAGATAATCATGCATTGATTATGAAGTATCGTGGTGTTGCGATGCATCCTGAAGTCGATATGGCAATTGAAGATATTGTAAATGAAGCGATAGTAGGTGGCGAAGAACCTATTTCAATCGATATGGACAACTTAAAAGTTTCAGAAAGTGTTAAAAATAAGATTAGAAACGAATTCGATACTGTATTAAACAAAATGAATTTTAAAGAACTTGGGCATGATATTTTTAGAAGATGGTATGTTGATGGTAGATTATATCATCATCTTGTAGTCGACGAATCAAATACGAAACAAGGTATTGTAGATATTCGTCCGATCGATGCTGCAAGAATTCGTAAAGTAAAACAGGTTAAAAAAGAAAAAGATCCAAAGACTGGCGCAAATATAATTAAAAAGGTAGATGAATATTTCATTTATCAGGAAAAACCGGGAGCTCAAGCTGCTGGTGTCAAATTGAGTTTAGATTCAGTTTCATATATTACATCTGGTTTACTCGACGAAAAACGACAAAAAGTTTTATCGTATTTACATAAAGCTTTAAAGCCAATTAATCAGTTAAGAATGATGGAAGACTCTTTAGTCATTTATCGTTTAGCAAGAGCTCCAGAGCGTAGAATTTTTTATATTGATGTTGGTAACTTACCACGCGGTAAAGCTGAACAATATATGAAAGATATTATGACTCGTTATCGTAATAAACTTGTTTATGATGCGCAAACTGGAGAAATTAAAGATGATCGAAAGCATCAATCGCTACTTGAAGATTTTTGGCTTCCAAGGCGTGAAGGTGGTAAAGGTACAGAAATTTCGACGCTCCCTGGAGGTGACAATCTTGGACAAATCGAAGACATACTTTATTTTCAAAAGAAAGTATATCGCTCACTTAATGTACCATTAAATCGATTAGAACAAGAACAACAATTCTCACTTGGTAGAGCTACAGAAATTAGTAGAGATGAATTAAAATTTCAAAAATATATAGATCGACTTCGTACAAGGTTTGGATATGTATTTCTTGGAATGTTAAAAACACAACTTATTTTAAAAGGTATTATAGCTGACAATGATTGGCAAAATATGAGAAATCATATTGTCGTTCAATTTGCAAGAGACAATCATTTCACCGAGCTAAAAAATTCAGAACTTTTGAGAGAAAGACTTCAAACATTAAATGATGTTCAAGCGTTTGTAGGTGAATATTTCTCAAAAGAATGGGTAATGAAGAACGTCCTACACTTTACAGATGATGATATCGATAACATGGGATTAGATAAAAATAGTGAACAACCAGAAACAGGAGATGAAGTATGAGTGAAACAAGTTACGAAGACGTAGCACAGGAAGAACCGCAAGTAGAAGAAAATCCACTTGCTGGTCTAGTTAATGCAGCTTTAGCAAAAGATTATAATAAAGCAAATGAAATTTTCGGTCAAGCTATTTCTATAAAAATGTCAGATGTGCTTGATCAAGAGCGCATTAGATTATCAAATGCTATTTACAATGGCAAAGAGGAGGATCCTGAAGATGAAATCGAAGATGAAGATTTGGAGGATTCTGAAGACGTATCTGATGGCGATGATAATGTGGAAGATTTTGATGCTGAAGGGGATACTGATGGCGGTGAAGAATCTGATGAAGATACTGATGAAGAAAAAGTAGAAAATTAAAAACATATAAATAATACTACAGAAGAATTTATCTGTAAATATTTACAAAAAAGGTTTGTGTAATGAAACTTATTTCTGAATTTATTGACCATCAAATTGGTTACAATGTTATAACAGAAGAAAAATCTGGTAAGAAGTCTTACGTGATTGAAGGTGTATTTGCACAAGCCGATATGAAGAATCGAAACGGTCGTATATATCCAAAACCGATCATGGAAAAAGCTGTAGGCAACTACGTTGATAAGCAAGTTTCCAAAGGTCGTGCGGTTGGTGAGTTAAATCACCCTGAAGGACCGACCGTTAATTTAGATAAGGTTTCACACAAGATCAATGAACTCAAATTTGAGGGAAATGATGTTGTTGGAAGAGCCACAGTTTTGGACACTCCTATGGGTAACATTGTTAAAGGTCTACTCGATGGTGGCGTTCAACTGGGCGTATCGACTCGTGGTATGGGAAGTTTGATGCAGCAAAATAACGCAATGGTCGTCAAAGACGATTTTATGCTTAACGCGATTGATATCGTGCAAGATCCATCCGCACCGTCAGCATTTGTTAATGGAGTTATGGAAGGTGTAGATTGGGTTTGGGATAACGGGATTTTGTCAGCTCAAGCAATTGAAAAAATGGAGACTGAAATAAAGAAAGCTCCACGGAAAGATCTCTATGAGGTACAGGTTCGTGAGTTTAAGAATTTCCTCTCGTTACTCAAATCTTAAATAAAAGGGAGTCAATTAATGACTGATCAAAATCAAATAGAAGATCAAGATGTTGAACTCCATGATGATAACGTCGTGGAAGCGTCTGATCACGAAGCTCAGTCAGTTTCAAGTGCTGATAAAGCTGGAGATGCTACAGGTAGTGCACCTAAGCGTAAAGGCGATCAAACTAAACAAGATCCAATGCCAAAGACCAAGGCTGCAATGATTACTGCTATGGTTCATAAAATGCAGAAGATGGACAAACAAGCTTTGTCTGCAATGATGCATTATAACGGTACTTCTGAAGAAGACTTTAATGGTGAAGCAATTGCTGAATCACCAAGAGAAATTGCTTACGAAGCAAACTTCGACGAAGATCTTAACGCATTGGTTTCTGAAGAGGCAACACTTTCAGATGAGTTTAAAGGCAAAGCTGCTACAATTTTTGAAGCTGCTATTAAGTCTAAACTTTCAAAAGAAGTTGATCGTTTAGAAGAAAAGTACAATGAGGAACTGGCCGAAGAAATCTCAACAACTAAAGCTGAACTTGTAGAAAAGGTAGATTCTTATCTGAACTATGTAGTTGAGCAATGGATGGAAGACAACAAGGTTGCTGTTCAAGCAGGCCTACGTACAGAGATCGCCGAGAAGTTCATGAACAATCTAAAAGATCTGTTCACAGAATCTTATATCGACGTACCAGAGTCAAAAGTCGACCTAGTTGACGAACTTGCCAGTGAAGTTCAAGAGCTTGAAGGTAAGCTTAATGAAACAACTGGACAAATCATCGACATGACTGAAGAGTTAGAAAGCTTTAAGCGTGAGCAAGCAATTGTTGAAGCTGCGGCTGATCTAGCTGATACTCAGTATGAGAAGTTAAAAGAATTAGTTGCTGATCTTGACTGGAGCGATAATTTCGCAGAGAAGGTTAAGACTGTCAAAGAATCTTACTTCAAAAAAGAAGCGGTAGAAACAGAAGCTGATGACACACAGCTTGATGAAACTTTCGAAGTTGAATCATCTGATGTTATGGGCCAGTATCTGGATGCCATTAAAAGACAAAATAAATCCTAAAGGGAGTTAAGTAAATGCAAAATACAGTATCTTACGATAGGCTCGTTGAAAAATGGGCACCAGTACTGAATGAAGAGTCAGCTGGTACTATTTCAGACGCGCATAGAAAAGCTGTTACAGCAGCTGTTCTAGAAAACCAGGAGATCGCTCTAAGAGAAGAGGGTCTTCTTCACGAAACTACTCAAACTGGCAATTCAGCTAACTGGAATCCAGTATTAATCGCACTAGTTAGACGTGCAATGCCTAACCTTGTTGCTTATGACATTTGTGGTGTTCAGCCAATGTCAGGTCCAACAGGCTTAATCTTTGCAATGAAGTCAACTTTCCAGAAGACAAAAGCTGGTGTATCAAACGGCGATGAAGCTCTTTTCAACGAAGCTCCAGTCGGTTACTCAGGTGACTCAGCTACAACTGGTAACGGTTCACTCGGACCATCTGGTTTAGCTGGTACACTAGACGGCGACAATGACTCAACAATCATTGACTCCGAATCAACTCATGTACCTTATGCAGGTGATGCATATACAGCTGCTGAAGCTGAAGTACTTGGTGGCTCAGGTCAAGAAGAATTAGCTCCAATGGGTTTCACCATTGAAAAAGCAACTGTGACTGCTAAGTCACGTGCTTTAAGAGCAAACTATACTCTTGAACTTGCTCAAGACTTGAAAGCAATTCACGGCTTAGATGCTGAGACTGAGTTGGCAAATATCCTGTCAACTGAGATTCTTTCAGAAATCAACAGAGAAGTTGTAAGAACTGTAAATAGACAAGCTAAAATCGGTTCAAGACAAACTACAAACCAAACACTTGGTATCTTTGACTTATCAACAGATGCAGATGGTAGATGGTCTGTTGAAAAGTATAAAGGCTTGATAATGCAGATCGAGAGAGAAGCTAATACTATTGCTAAAGAGACACGTAGAGGCAAAGGTAACTTTATCTTATGTTCTTCAGACGTAGCTGCAGCTCTTAACGCTGCTGGTATGTTGGATTACACTCCAGCTCTTAGCTCTAACTTAAACGTTGATGATACAGGTAATACTTTTGCTGGTACATTGAACGGAAGAATTAGGGTATATATTGATCCTTATTCATCACGTGACTATGTCAACGTTGGTTATAAGGGTACAAACCCATATGATGCAGGTCTATTCTACTGCCCATACGTACCATTAACAATGGTTAAGGCAGTTGGCGAGGAAGACTTCCAGCCAAGAATCGGCTTCAAGACTAGATATGGTATGGTATCAAACCCATTTGTTGGTTCAACACCATCTGACGGTCTTGCATCTGATCGTACTAACCAGTACTACAGAATCTCAGCTATTAATAACTTGCTTACATAATAGCTCGAATACGATTCGACTAAGGGTCCTTCGGGACCCTTTTTTATTTGTATAAATAAGACATATAAGGAATATAACATGGCAAAACAATATCAAGTCGCAGTTCATGAACCTACATTTACAAAAACAAATATAGGAAGAAAACCTTCATTATGTAAAATGAATAAACATAAAAGGCGTTCTTACAAGATGTACAGAGGGCAAGGTAAAAAATAATGGCAGAACTTACATCAAATTTAAATTACTTACAGCCTACTGGGTTTAAGGTTATTATTGATAGAGAAAATTATCCAAACCTTGAATATTTTGTTCAAAGTTTTACACACCCAGATGTGCAACTAATACCAGCTGAACTGCCATTTAGGAAAGTAAGAACGATTCCGCTTGCCGGCGGTAGTTTAGATTTTGGTGAATTAAATTTTACAATTATTCTTGATGAAGATTTAAAAGGCTATCAAGAAATGCATGACTGGATAAGACGTATTATTGATCAGCCTTTAAAAGGTGCACTTGATCGTAGCTCTTCAGTCGCACCGGCGGCCGCGGATATTACTTTGGCTATATTAAATAGTCAAAACAACAAAACTAAAAATATAAAATATGATGAATGCATACCTACAGGACTTGGCGGAATTCAGTTTGAAACAACTGCAAGTGGAGCAGAATATTTAACAT